ATTCCTGAAGACAAGAATAATCATTGGATTGACGCATTGAGATATTCTCTCTGTAAATATATTGTAAAATCTGGCACTTCTCAGGCAACTTGGGCAAAATTAGCCAAATAAGGATAAATATGAAAGAAATAAAAAACAAATTCATTGAAATAAAAGATTCATTCCAGAATTTCTTATTACAATATGGCAAAGGCACTAATAATGCAACTTCTGCAAATCATTATGGATATAATCCTTTAACCAATAACAGATTACAATGTGAATGGATGTTCCGTGGTTCATGGATATGTAAAGCAGCGGTAGAAATACCTGCTCAAGACATGTGTAAAACTGGAATAACTCTTCATGGTATTGAATCTGATAATTCAGATATTATTCAAAAAGAGATTTCTGATATGAATATCTGGCAATCAATATCAGATTGCCTTAAATGGGCAAGATTATATGGTGGTTCATTAGGATATATTATGATTGATGGACAAGATGCCAGCACTCCATTAGATATTAGCACTATAAGAGAAGGACAATTCAAAGGAATTATGCCTTTAGGTCGATATCAAGTAAATCCTTCAATGGGAGATTTAATTGAAGAGTATGGACCTGATTTTGGATTACCGAGATATTATACCATTCTCGCAACTAATGATTTAAGTGGTTCACCTCAAATTGTTCATCATACTCGTTTCTTGAGATTCATTGGGATACAGATGCCATATTATCAAAAGACAGCACTGATGTTCTGGGGTTTATCTGTTCTTGAAAATCTTCAAGATAGATTAGAAGCTTATGATATGATTAGTACAGGTATCAATCAATTAGCAAATAAAGCGCATTTAAGAACTCTTAAAATAACTAATCTCCGTGATAATATAGCAGCAGGAGATGAAGCACTTGATAATATACTGAAATATGTTCATCAATTAAGAATTACTCAGACAAATGAAGGCATAACTTTAATTGATGCAGAAGATGATTTTGAAACACAAGTTTATTCATTCGGCGGTCTGTCAGAAATCTTAAATCTTGCAGGAGAACAAATATCAGGAGCATTAGGTATTCCTCAGTCAAGATTATTTGGAAGACAAATAACTGGTCTGTCAGGTTCTTCAGAAGGAGATGAAGCAGTTTACTTCGATAATATATCTCAAAAGAGAGAATTAGAATTACGTAGACCTATTTATAAAATAGTTCAAATTATTGCTCAAATGAAAGGAATTAAATTAGATGATTCATTCAGATTCTCATTTGATTCATTATGCGTTCAACAACCAAATGAAATTGCAGAAATTGCGAGTAAATTCATTGATACTATCTCAAAGGCATATCAAGCAGGTATTATCTCTATAGAGGAAGCAAGAGAGCAATTACAAGGAGTTTCATTACAAATTGGTATGTTCAACAATCTTCAAATAAATAAGATACCGGAACCTATAAATACGCCTAAAGAAGGAGCAAAAAATGCCAGCAACCAGTGAGCAACAAGCTAAATTTTTTAGATGGCTTGCACATGACCCAAAAGCGAAAAGCGAGAAAGGTAACTCATTGGGATATATTTCTGATGCAGGAATATTGATTACAGATTTCATTTCACCTAATATTAGCACAACTGCTGAAGGTTATCTCCTTTGTGAAAATGCAGTAATTGCTCGAACTGGAACTCAAGATTATACTTCTGCTGAATTGAATATTCCATCTCTAACTGGTGCATTGAAATTAATTCGATCTCCTGAAGAAGTATTTAGACCAGAGAGTATTGCTTCATTTGAAGGAGTTCCTATAACATTACGTCATCCACCAGTTATGGTAAATTCATCGAATTGGAAAAATTATGCCATTGGAACAGTTCATAATGTGCGTCAAGAAGATGATTTATTAAAAGCAGATTTATTAATTACAGATTCTAATGCCGTTAATCAAGTTCAAATGAATGGTCTGAAGAATTTATCTTGTGGTTATTTCAGCACGATAAAAATATTAGGTAATGGGATTGCTGAACAAACTCAAATATCTGGAAATCATGTAGCCCTTGTTACTAATCCTCGTGCAGGAGATATAGCAAGTATTATCGATTCAAATTCAAAAGGAAAAACAATGTCAAAGAAAACAATATTACAAAATAAATTCTTCTCTTGGTTACTTGATGAGAAATCAGAAATTGAGGAATTAGTTGATGCAGTTAAAGAAGAGGAAAAAAAGGTAGAAGATTCTGCTGCTCATGAAAAAGAGGAAGACAAACAAGAAGCAGATATTATGGGATTAGTTAATGAATTAAAATCTCGTATTGAAGCTCTTGAGAAATTGAATACAGCGGTTGAAGATTCAAAAGATGAATCTGAAGATGTAACTGACTGTAAAGATTCAGAAGAAGAAAATGAAGTTAAAGACGAGAAGAAAGACGAAGAAGATGCTGATGGCGAATATGCTGTTGGTGACGCATGGAATACCTTCATCTCTAAAACAGAAATTTTAATTCCAGGAAAAAGATTCAAAACCCCTGTTATGGATTCAGAAGGAAATAAACCATCTCTGACAGAATATAAAAGAGAAGTCTTATCTCAATTAGACCCAACATTTATTAAGTCCATTACAACTTCTGATATAAATAAGCTTAACAATCAAGCTGTTTCAATTCTTTTTGATAGCGCTGTAACTGTAAAGGGAAAAAGCCAGAACTTCAGACCTACATTTATTGAGGAATCAAAAGGATATGACCCATTAGCGAAATTCGTTGAAGCTCATAACAAAGCAAATCGAGTTTAACAAACATTAACCAAAGAGGTAAAAACAATGTCATACGACGTAATTTTAGGCAGACGTTCTTCTGCATTTCCTGGCGATTTAACTCGTCCAAATTCTCCATTTGAAATTACAGGTAAAGCTGCTCTTTCAAGTAATCCTCCAACTGTATTCGGTAATCCAGTTGCTTTAGATGCAACAACTGGTCATATTCGTCCTATCATCGGTACTGATACAACTGCTGCTTCAGTATTTGGTTTCTTAGTAAGAGTATTCCCAACTCAATCAACTACATATCCTAATCCTGATTTCACTTCACAAGGTTCTCCAAATCCAAATGAAGTTCTGTCAGTTCTACGTCAGGGGTATATTGCAGTTAAGGTTTATGCTTCTACAGGTAATGCTCCTGTAGCAAATGGCGCAGTATATGTTCAATATGTAGCAGATACAATTTCAGGTGTTGCTGTTCCTGTAGGTGGTATAACAACTACTTCGGACTCAAGTAAAAACTTCGCTTTAACTGGCGCAGAATTCACTGGTGGAGTTGATGCTAACGGTTATTCAGAAATACGTTTCAGAATAGTTTAATCAGTAACCCCTCATTAAGGAAAATAAAATGACAAATTATAACAGACCAATCTTTGACGGAACTGGTGCATTTCTTCAAGGTGAATTAGAAGCACTTGACCCACAAATTCATTTACCATTAAACTTGGTAACTTGGCACTTAGATATTTTACCTCGTAAAGATGTTTCAATTGGTTTAGAGCACACCTCTTTCACTAATTCAACCTATGGTTCTATTGGTGGTTTAGTTACCTCTGGTAAATCTTGGGCAGCAAAACGTGGTAATTCAGCACCAAGTGTATCTTTGAACATTCAAAAAATTACGCAGGACTTATATCTATGGTCACAAACTGTTGATTGGACAGTAATCGAATTAGAGCAAGCTGCTTTATTGAATAGACCAGTTGATGTAGATAAAGTTTTTGCATTAAATGCAATCTATCAACAAGATACAGATGTTCAAGTTTATTTAGGTGATGCAGATTTAGGCGTATTTGGTTTAGCAAACTCTGACAGTATTACTCGTAATGATAATGCTGTAACTAATGTATCAAACGCTGTAACAGGTGGTTGGGCAAGTGCTACTCCTACTCAAATCTATAACGACATTCGTGAATTAGAAACTTCAGTATGGAAAACCTCAGGTTATAAAGCTGCTCCAACTAAATTATTAATTCCTGCTTCATTATACCCATTACTATTACAACCAATGGTAATCGGTGGAGTTGAATTAGCAGTTTCAGTAAGAGAATATATTGCTCGTAACTCATTATGTTTAGCGCAAAATGGTGTTGAATTAGATATTCAACCAAGAAAATGGATTGATGTATCAACTCCAGGTATTCCTGAAATATTGAGTTCAAATCGTATGGTTGCTTATACTCCAACTTATGATAAAATCCGTTTCCCATTTACTCCATTACTACATACTCCAATCGAGTTTGAAGGTTTATATCAAAAAACTACCTATTATTCAAAATTAGGTCAAGTTGAAATTGTATATCCTTCTACAATCGGTTATAGAAACAACTTATAATACAGAGGGGATAGAAATATCCCCCTTTATTTAATTCGGAGACAGTATGAAAATAATGGTAAAAAAGAAATTCTTCTTCAATGATAATGGAAATCTTATTCCATTTACCCCTGGAGTTCATGAGGTTCCTGACAGAATTGGCACTCATCCTTGGGCAAAGGAACATTCAGAAGAATTCATTCTTGAAGAAGCGAAAGAAACGAAAGAACCTAAACCTAAAAAGACAGTTAAGGAATCAGAATGAATGTACAGGATTTTTTGAATTACTTCCCTGAATTCAATGACTTGAATGTATTTCCTCAAGCGACCATTCAGGTTTGGTTGGATGTTTCTCTTAATCTTGTAAGTCCTCGTGCTTGGGGTTCTTCATATAATCTTGGAGTATCTCTATTAACGGCGCATAATTTATGGATTGGTCAATCAAAAGGCGAAGTTCAAAAAATACTTGATACAAAAAGTATAGATTCAGTATCTGGACATTATAATGTCGATCTTACGACTTATAAAGATGCTGGATATTTTAATCAATCTGAATATGGAATTAGATATTATCAGTTAATGAAAATGTTTGGAGCTGGCGTAATTGGAGTAATTTAAGTGGAAGTTCAAAAGACTAAAGATAAATTACCTGATTTGAAAAGAGCAATAGAAAATCTTACAAAAGGCGCTGTTCTCATTGGACCAATTGATGCAGGAGATGATTTGAAGGAAGACATATATCTGTATGAATATGGCGAACCTTCATTGAATATTCCAGCAAATCCTTTCTTTCTGAATTCTATTGATGAAGCAAATCCAAAAAATATCCAAATTATGAAGAAAGGTGCTCAAGATATTCTTACTCATAAGACTACTCTTGATGATGTTCTCATAAAAGTTGGACAGAATACAGTGGCAGAGATTAAGGATAATCCTATTCCTGTCAGAATTAAAAATGCAATGGACTTTATGGTAGAATAATATGTTCGATATGTCAGATATTCTCGAAGGAAATACAAAAAATACGAACTTCAGTCAACCAGTTCAAAGATTAATCTTCTCTGAAACTATTGATTCAAAGGGAAGACCTGTATTTACAACTAAGAAAAGCATAATTCAAGCAGTTGTTACAACTCCTGATAATAATGATATGATTCGTTACGTTGATGCTACTACCTATACTAAGGCAAAATGTTTCACAACTAAGACTATATTGAATCCAGATACTCTTAATACTGACCCTGATGAATTAATTTACAAAGGGGATTATTATGTTATTGTTGGAATAGATGATTATGACGAAAATGGTTATACTCGCGCTTTCTGTACAATGATTGATTTTCAACAATCACGTATTCATAGGAGATAATATGACTTGGGTAGCAAATTCTTCAATTAAGGGATATATTGGACCAACGAGTACAACCGCTCTTGACGATAATTCTCTGGATGATATTATTCATGATTTAATTCAGGGATTAACTAATTTAGATAATACACTCATTAGACCAGGTTTTCAACCTCAACCTGCTAATATGCCTAATATCAATCAATCTTGGATTGCATTTCAATTAGTAAAAAATACAGATGACCTTGCTCCTTCATATTCATTCGATCCATTAATTGGATTAACAGAATATAAAAACGAGATAATGGAATATCTTATCTCATCTTATGGTCCAAATGCAGGATATAATCTTCGTTTAATCAGAGATGGAATTAAAATTGGTCAAAATAGAGATGTTCTTTCCTCTTTAGGTATGGCGTTTATTTCTCTGTCAGAAACTATGCAGGCACCTATGAAAATTAATGAAAGATGGGAGAAAAGATATGATGTTCGTTTAAGATTAAGAAGAGAAATCTCAGTAGTTTATCCTATTGAATCCCTTCAATCAGCGGAAATCGAATTAAACAGAGATGATAATTCCACAACGGAAAATATATTTGTCACTCAATGATAAATAGAAATAACTTTTAACATATAAGGATAAAAAACATGACTAATTTACCAGTTTCAAATTTGGTTAATGTTGAAGTAAATCTTGGACCTACTCCAGCTCAAGCACAATCATTAAGCAACCTATTAGTTCTGGGTTCTTCAGGTGTAATTGATACTACTCAAAGAGTTCGTTCTTACTCTACATTAACAGCAGTTGAAGCAGATTTCGGGACAACTACTCCAGAATATTTTGCAGCAGTTGAATGGTTTGAACAAAAACCTCAACCAGGCATTCTATATATTGGACAATGGGTTTCTCCAGCTGCATATCCATCAGGAACAACAGGTTCTCTTGTTGGTGCTCCATTGAATGCAACTCTTGCTCAATTCCAAGCAATTACAAATGGTTCATTTGAATACAATGACTCATCTCCAACCGCTATCTCAATCACTGGATTGAATTTCAGCACTGCTACGAATTTTAATGGTATTGCATCAATCATTCAAGCAGCTCTTTTAAGGGCTTCAATCTCAGGTGCGACCTTCACCTATAATTCAGTCTATAATAACTTCACTTTAACTATTGGTTCTCAAAAGAATGTTCTTTTCTTAACAAGTGCTTCTTCTGGTTCAGATATTTCAGCAATGTTAGGTATGACTGCTTCTTCTTCTGGTGCCTATGAAGTTCCGTATTTAACTACTTATGAATCAGCAGTTCAAGCAATTGCTTTATTTGACGATAGATTTGGACAAAAATGGTATGCAGCGGTAGTTCTTGGTGCAACTGATGCTGATCATTTAGCTGTAGCAAATTTCATTGAAGGCAGTAATACAAAACATGCGTATGGAGTTACAACTTCTGAAGGCGGAGTTTTAGTCAGTACTGATACCTCTAATATCGCTTATAAATTCAAGCAATTAGGTTTAACTAAAACTTCTGTGCAATATTCTTCATCTAATCCAGATGCGGTTGTTTCATATTTAGCTCGCATTTTAACAACAGATTATACAGCGAATAATTCAGTTATCAATTTAATGTATAAACAAGAACCAGGTGTAGTTGCTGAATCATTAGCTCAATCACAAATGCAAGCATTATTAGCTAATAACTGTAATGTCTTCGTTAATTATGATAATAATACAGCTATAATTCAACCAGGTATTCAATCTTCAGGAGATTTCACTGATACAATTTTTGGAGCAGATTGGTTAGCAATTGATATTCAGAACTCAATTTATAATACTCTTTATACAACTCCTACAAAAATTCCTCAAACTGACCCTGGTAATCATGTTCTCTACACGGTTATTGTTTCAGTTCTTGATCAAGGTGTTTCGAATGGATTACTTGCTCCTGGAACATGGACAGAATCAGGTTTTGGAACTCTAAATCAGGGAGATTTCTTGCCTAAAGGATATTATGTCTATCAACCACCTTCAGCACTTCAAAATCCTTCTGACAGAGCAGTACGTAAATCAGTTACCTTCCAGGTTGCTGCTAAACTTGCTGGAGCCATTGATACTGTTTCAGTAATTTTGAACATTAACCGTTAGGAGAAAATATCATGGCAACAGAAAGTAAAGTTTATAGTTTTTTAGATACCTTGGTATCTTTCGTTGGACCAACTGGAGCCTTTGGGCTAACTGGTGGAGTTGCAGCTGAAGGTATATCAGTTACTCTAAATACAGATAATGCAATGACTGTATGGGGAGCTGATGGCTCATGGCAACATTCATTAATTGCTCAAAAAGGAGCAGAAGTTTCAGTTAAATTACTGAAGAATAGCACAAATAATGCTCTTTTATCTGCAATGTATGACTTACAGAAAACTTCATCTACCTTATCAGGGCAAAATGTTATCACAATCAATTCAACATTAGGTGATACCATTGTTCTTTCAGGTGTAATCTTCAAGAAATTACCAACTGTAACCTTCTCTCAAGAGGCCCAACTTTTAGATTGGACTTTTACAGCAGGTAGAGCAGAGATAATTCTTGGTGCTGCAACCTAATCTGACAGAATCAGAATCAAAAAGGGAGTCTTTCGACTCCCTTTTTTATGTGATTAACTAACCAAATCTTCAATTGAAAGTTCTACATAATGTTTGTTGAATAATTGAGATTTTAGAAAATCACGATGTTCTGAGAACATGAATTGGATATATTTGCTTGTGATTTTTTTAACTGGTTTTTCTAAACGTTCGTTCAATTGAGATAAACTGAACCAATACGTATTTTGTTTATCCTCTCTGAAGCAAACCAATTGGACTTCTTCTTTAGAAAAACCTGTTGCTTTATAGTTAGCTTCACGACTTTCTCTTAATGGCACTTCACCAAATGATTCACCAAGGTAAGGAACGAATTCTGCAAATTTTGGGTGATTGAATACAATTTCAGCATAAGGTTTTTGGAACATTCTTGCGTCAATTTCTGCTGGATTATGGAACCATTTTCTATAATAATCAGCATCTACTCCTAAGACTTGATCATTATAGATTTCACCACACCATTTAAGATGATAACTTGAGACTTTTTGTAAACCAGTTGCGTGTTGGAAAGCATGTCTAAATTCATGACCAAGCACCTCAATGATCATTGCCAATGATGCTCCACCAAGGTTACGAAGGTTAATTTTGATAAGTTTTTCTTTATCTTTTTTACTACTTGCATAAACATACAATCCAGCATGCCATGCATCAGCACCAGCCCAACCAGTTTGACGTTGAACTTGTAAAGATAATCCTCGATCTTGAAGACCAAGCACTCCTTCAAGAATATCAGCAGCTACTTCAATTGCTCTGATTTGACGGATTTCGATTGGGTTTCTTGCGCTTATTCTATGTAATCTGTTCATCTGAATCACCTTTAATTTGGTTGTTTATCGATTTGATGGATATATTGTATACCTTTTGGAGGAAAAGTAAACAAGAGAAATAAACCGAGTTAACACTTTTTTACTCACATAAAAAAGGGAGCACTTGTGCTCCCTCTAAACAATAAAGTAATGCCTTCACTCTCTCACTGAGTGGTTAAAAGTTCTTAGGAAGGACATTTAACGTATGTATTTATCAACTTAAACTTAATAGATAGTCAATCACATCATCATTTAGTAAGTCTAATGATTTTTGAACATGTTCAATCAAGATAGTATTTACTTGAGGATCAAAACCTTTAACTTGATATTTTGACCAACGAGCTAATCTTTCTTCTTTTGTTGCTTGTTGATTTACTGTAATTTCAATTCCGAATTGATAAGGATGATTCAATTGATAAGAATGATTCAAAGAACCATATCTTTCACATTCAACTATTTTACTTGGTTCAAGTTTCCATAATTTTTCAGTAATTTTGGCCCAATTTAGAACATTTTCAGGTTGAACTTTATCAATATCCCAAATTAATAGAATTTTTGTTTTATAATCTCTGTCAAGTTCTACAAAGTGATTGATTCTTTTTGCTAATTCTTGTCTTTTCATCTTATTCACCATTTGTTTATCGATTTGTTGGATATATTGTATACTTTTCTCTAAATTTGTAAACCACTTCCTTGTGGTTCTGTTAAGCAG